CGGTGGCGTTTTTGTAATAAGAAGGGGTACTCTGGATGAGTTACTCCACTTGAGGCTCCTCAAAACTTGCTCATGTAATTGGAGTATTGGAGGTCTTTATATACTAGAACTCTCATTAACGGATTTGCAACACGTGGCGGCCATCCGCTATAATATTACCGGATGGCCGCGCGACCCCCCCCCCTGGTGCTGCTCTCGCACTCGCTCTACCCTGGTGCTCTTCTCACACGCGCTCTCCCATTGGTGCGGGTCCTTCACGCTCCTCTTTTGGCTGGACCTTTAATTTGAATTAAAGGTGTTTACTTTCTCGTGCGACGTGCTTTATAGTTTGAATTGTTGTCGCGCGAATACTGGCTATGGACCATTGTACCTGGTCAAGGACGTGTCATAATTGGACCTTGCTTCTGAGTCTATTTGCGATTAATGGTGGACCATCTAACTATATATTTGGCCGGATAGGTACTTTTGTGGTAAAAGACTCAGCAATCCCCCACGTTTTTTCGCACCTGGCTAATCGTGTTGTTTTTTCTTATATTATCATCTGATAATGTACCCGTCTAGGAATAAACGTGGATCCTACTTTAATCAACGTCGACAGTATTCACGCAATCATGTGTGGAAACGGCCAACTGCTGCGAAGAGACATGACTGGAAGCGTCGACCTTCAAATACGAGCAAGCCCAACGACGAGCCCAAGATGTCAGCCCAACGCATACATGAGAATCAGTATGGGCCTGAGTTTGTAATGGCCCAGAACTCAGCGATCTCGTCGTTCATCAGTTATCCTGACTTGGGTAGGTCCGAGCCCAACCGAAGCAGGTCCTATATTAGGTTGAAGCAACTACGCTTCAAAGGGACGGTGAAGATTGAACAGGTACCATTGGCGATGAACATGGACGGATCTACCCCCAAAGTGGAAGGAGTGTTCTCCCTTGTCATTGTTGTGGATCGTAAACCACACCTTGGCCCGTCTGGTTGTCTGCATACATTTGACGAGCTGTTTGGTGCTAGGATACACAGTCATGGTAACCTCAGCGTAACCCCCGCGTTGAAAGATCGATATTACATTCGCCACGTTTGCAAACGTGTGCTATCTGTGGAGAAGGATACGCTGATGGTAGACGTGGAAGGATCCATTCCTCTCTCTAACCGGCGTATTAATTGTTGGGCCACGTTTAAGGACGTGGATCGTGAGTCATGTAAGGGTGTTTATGATAACATAAGTAAGAACGCCCTGTTAGTTTATTACTGCTGGATGTCGGATACGCCTGCGAAGGCATCCACTTTTGTATCGTTTGACCTTGACTATATTGGTTAAGTGAATAAATGAATTATTTAAAGTTGATCATCTTATTTGTACAAGCAAAACATACAATTATTTCAATGATTTGGCTTGAGAAGCCTGACAGTTACTATTGACACATTCTTGGACCGCTGTCCTGACTAATTCGTTCAACTGGCCCATTGACATTGTGATGTTGGGCTCCGCTCTCTGGTCACCCACAATCGAAGCAGATTCTCCGGGGTCTAGAAGGCTGGTCCCCAGCCTGTTTAGGTGTCTGTATGGATGGAGCTCGTTCTCCATTTCTGAGTCCGTATCTGGCTGGGCTGTCCCTATGGTGCTCCTGGAAGCCCATGATTCACCAGGCCTAATCTCAATTGGGCCTCGTAGTCCAATCCTGGACATGGACGCGCATCTGATGGGCTTCCTCTCCCATTTCCCATAATCCACATGGGAAAAGTCCACGTCTTTTTCGGAGAACTGTTTGGACAGTATCCTTACTGTTGGTGCCCGGAACGGAATGTCGACTGAGTGTTTCGCCGTGGACAATTTCAGTTTCCCTTTGAACTTGGCGAAGTGGGTCCGCTGATGCACGTTTGTATCGCAGACTTTGTAGTACAATTTCCATGGAATGGGGTCTTTCAGCGAGAAGAACGAAGCCGAGAAATAGTGGAGATCTATGTTGCATCTGATCGGAAAAGTCCACGACGCCTGTAAAGACTCGTTGTCCGTCATTCTCTTGTCGTGGATCTCCACAATCACCGACCCGGTGGCGTTGATCGGTACTTGTTGTCTGTATTCTATGACGCAGTGATCGATCTTCATGCAGCTACGACTGAGTCTAGCTGTCAACTGAGCCGCCGTGGACGGAAATTGCAGTATTATCTCAGTTAGGTCATGGGAAAGTTGATATTCGTCACGGTGTGACTCGATGTAGTTGAAGGCGTTCGGAGGATTTACTAACTGAGAATCCATTTGGAGAAGATCGGCCGCAGCGGAACTGGAACCGACTACTGAAGTTGAACAGTTAAGAAGATGAACAATTACTGTTGATCAAGAAGAATGTAAATAGAAAGGGCTCTTTTCTTCTTTTGAGAAAGTCAGATATCTCTGACGTATAACTGAGGAGATGGAGGAGGAGTAACTGGTGAAGAGTCGAGTTGTTTGAGAAAGAAAAGAGAGTTGAGGAAGAATTTGAGAGAGAACTGGAAATGAAGGAGTTGGTATATGAACCCAGATCTTCTGGTTGATGGTATTAAATTGGAAAGTGTTCTTCTACTTCTGAGAGAATCTATTTGTTAAA